TTTTCTTGATCCTGTTACCTTCTTTTCTTTATCAGATATTCTTACCTTTCTTTTAGAATGCAAGTTCTTTTTTCCAATATAAAACTTACCTGTTAGTTTATTTGTTATTTTGTAAACAAATCCAATAACTTCTAAATGATTGGGTATTTGTGAAATTTCTGATATTTTCTTTTTCTTATGAAGCCAGTGTACTTTTTGCATAACTTTTTGGTTTTTGCAAATGTACAACTTATTTCACAAGTGCTGCGTCAAGTATTCTGTTTAATTTTGGAACAAGCTCAACAATAGCTCTATCCTTACCATGAAACTTAACAATGTCACTAATGTCTTTCTCTAAAGGAAGATATACAAAAGGAATATCATATTTCTCTTTGTACTTTTGCATGGCGTTTATACCTGCTTCATCGCTATCTAAAAGAGTAACGATATTTTTGTATGTTTTTTGTAGAACTTTTATCTGTTCTTCAGTAAGAAGTGTATTCTCACTGTCTGGTGCTATGACATCAACTCTTAGTCCTAATGACTTTATAGACATACAATCTTTTAAAGATGAGGCTATTATAAGAGTTGGTTGGCGTGTGATCTTGTCAGAACCTTGAATATGATCTTTCACTTTGATAAATTTACGATCTTTGTTTTTTGGATGATATATCTTATACAACTCACCTTTAGCATGATAGCCATATTGATTTAACCCTTTTGACTCAAAACTGTTAACCACCTTGTCATCTAAAACTTGTTCCATTGTATAAGACTCAATAGGTTTAACCTCATAAGTATTTAATAGAACACTACCAATGTTAAAAGCTGTCCAATATTCTACATCTCTTGTGTTAAAAGGTCTGTACTTAATATTTACTACTCTCCATTTAGCAGATTGTTTTGCTAAGTTTCTTGCAATTTTAAAAGGTTCAATATGCACGTTACCATCAGCAAGATATGATTCATAATCTTTAACAACTCTTGTACATGCTTCACCATAATTTGTATTCCACATGTGAGTAACAGCATTTATAGCTTCACCAAATTCACCAGATGAAAAGTCTTTAAACCTATATTCCTGATGATCTGTGTTAAAATATAAAACCATTGAAGGTGTTTTGTCTTCTGAATTAAAGATACTATTAATGGTTACTTTCTGACCTTTCAAAGGTTCAGTTAAGCCAAAGTATTTTTCAAAAATCCATTTTGCTGGAACATCTTGAATACGACTGATAAAATTTTTACTTGAGAACATGAATGCAAAAATAAAAAAAAGGGTGCTACTTTTACATAACACCCTTTAAAATTATCAAAAAAATCTTAGATTGGTAAATTCAAATCTGAGATTGTATCAGCTGGACTTGATGGAAAATCAAAGTCTGTGCTTGATGTTGTTGGCTCAAAATTCTCTACGGGAGCAGCATCTTCAAGTTTAACAATGATATGTTCTACTTTGTTGAATGGTAACAAACCATCATATCCACCTGTAGCATTTTTAAGTGCTGAGAATGGTAATAATTTGTTTGTCATCTTAGGGAAAAACAAACGGTAGTTTGGTTTGTCATATCCTTCAGTGTAATACTCAGCACCAGCAATTGTAAACATACCCCATAATTCTGGATTAATAAGGTATTTTTTTACAGCTTCAACATACTCTTCAATTGTTTCAGCTTTAACATTAGCAGCGTTCATTTTATCTAACACTCCCATTTGTTTAGCAAGATTGTTAATCCATCTAAAGATTTGTGGATCTCTTTCGTTAACTTTTCCATCATACTCATATGTTGAGAAAGGATAACGACCTGAACGCACATTAGCAATTTGTCCTCTGTGATTTCCTAATGTAGGATTTGTTCTATCAATTTGGATACCTTGAAATTCATCACCTTGGTCTTCACCTTCAAGAGTTAACACAATTGAATACGCTTCCTTGTTGTAAGGAGGAATGTCAAATTTAACATCTGTAATTTTACAGTTGTGTGTTCCTGGGTTCATGATTTTAGGAGTTGAAGAACCTGCATTTGGATTGAAATCGTTTGAACTAAAAGTACTCATAATTTTGTTTTTTAAAATGTTAATTTACTTGTTTTGTTTTATTTTTTAAAGATCAGTCAACAAAGATTTTTGTCCAGTCAACTTTAATTTTACCATCTTCACCTACTTCAGAAACAACAATCTCTTGGTTTCTTAGGTGTTCTGGTCTTGCTCCACAGCCAACTTCATCAGTAGTTTTAAAACTCATAATGCATTTGTCACCTTTTCTATATAAGTAACCAATTGCATCAGACTTAGAAGTACTGATTCTTTTCAATTTACCTGTTAAATCAAGTTCTAGTGCATTAAATTCTACACCATTTTTCTCTAACAAAGTATCTTTGATATGTCCTACAAGGATGACATGGTCAGCAAAAGTTTTAACGTATTCCACAACTTTTTCAAAAGCTTGTCTCAACCATGGGTAGCCAGCACCATTAGCTAAGTTCAATATAGAACCGTATTTTTTCTTTCCTTCTGTGAACCATTTAGCACCCATTGAAGATTTAGAGTACAACTCTTCAGCAAAAGGGACACACATTTCCTCTAAAGCTGTGATGGTATCTAAAGCGATATATTTGTAAGGTCTACCAGCTTCATGGATAGCTTTACCAATACGTGTGATATCTGCAACACTACTAGCTTTCACTTTTAATGCATCTACATAATCACTACCACCTTCTAAATCTATGATCAAACAGTTTTCAAGTTGAGATAAGAGAGTTGTTTTCCCAACCTTTGGTTTACTGAAAATGATCATGTTTTTAGGACTTGTAAAAGCCGCTTTAACAACTTTAGTTGGAAGAACAAATCCTCCTTCTGGTTTTTTTACTTCTTCTGACATGCTTGACCTTCTTTAATTAATGTATTTAACCATTTTTTATTTGACAAAGGAACATTCTGTAACATACAGTAGTAGTCACGCATGGTCATTTGGTTTGAATTGGAATCCTCTTTCTCTTCAAAAGTAAATACATCTACTTCATCTTCTTCTACTTCCATAGATTTAAAAAGAGTTGCTGTTGCTTTAACTTCAATTGGACCAGCTTCACTTGATTTAAAAATCTTAGTTGCAGTTGGTGTTGAAATTGGAGCACTTTTGATAATTTCAGGAAACAAGGCTTTCATACCTGTTTCGTTAATTAACTCAAAATCAGACATTTTTACAGCATATGTTAAAAACTTAGGGTTTTCAACTTTTTTGTATTTTAATGGTTCTGATTCCCAGTTTGGGTTGTGGCGTAATCTGTATAGACTTCTTGTTCCTTCTACATAGAAAGTATCACTAAAAGTGTACATTTCAAAATAGTAGTCACCATTGTCTAACTCATTCTTAAAGAACCTAACGCATTCAACACGTCCTAAACCATCTACTTCAAATTCTCTGCCCAAGTAACCAATTTTTGCACCAAATTGGAACTTCTCTAAGCCCATATGTGTAAAAAGGGGTTGCCAGAATTGTTTAGATTCAGCAGTTAATTGAGTAATGTGTTTTTTTGGTACTTCTGTTGTAGTCGACATAATTGTTGTTTTTAATTGTTAATTACGATGATGTCCTTGTTGGAGCTATTCTTGGTTCATGCACCTGTTGTACACTCATAGTTGCGTAATCAGCTTTATAAAACTGGATACTCAACTCGCCAAACCTATTCTTAAGAACATGCATAGCTAAAAGGTACTTGTCAGCAGGTGAAATCATGTATCGCTGTGGTCCATACAAGGATAAATTGTATTTTGCAGGTCTGTTATACGCTATCATAACATCTGCACACTGAAGTAAATAATCACTACCATACACATCAGCTTCTGTAGGATAGTTTTCCAGTTTACCAGGTTTTTGACGTTCAGCGTTGTCAATTTCCCTGTTTAATTGTGTAAGAATTAAGAATGTAACTGGCAAAGCATTCTTAGTTTCTGTGAGCATAGTGGATAAGTTTTGCAATGTTTGCTGCTTAGATGTGTCTTGAGCAGATTGTTTAACTAATCCAGCATGATCTAATGTTACGACAAAGGGTTTCTTTACA